TTCCTTCTGTAACCGGTCACGCTCTTGCTCTTCTGGAGACTTTTGTGACTCTAGCACCTTTTTCTCTAGGTGGCTGTAAGATAGCTCATCTGGATCAATTCCTAGCTCTTGTAGAACGCTAAATGGATCGTTTCTAAGCCGATCAATCTCTTGAGAGTAGATCTTCTTAAGCTCTGCCATTTCCTGCATAGTTTGACGACCAGCAAGGGCTAATTGAAGCTCACGCTTAATTGCCTCTTTGTCGCTCAGGTCGATCTCTTTTACAACGTTTTTACCGTTGACTTTAAGCTCGAACTTCTCGATCATTTTCTGGATTTGTTTGTTAGTAGCACCATTTGCCTTTGCTTCGGCAATTTGGTCTTGTAGCTGTTCGCCAGCACCTGATGCTGCTTCAATACCCTCTGCGGCTTCTGCTGATTCTGACGCTTCTGGTGCGTCAACCATCTCTAGTTCGTCTGACATTAGTTACTCCTTGTTAGTCAGTTGATATAACAAAGGGAGAGGTCTTGCGATACTCTCCACATTTAGTTGTCAATTAGCCTTGCGGCATTGGTTGCATACCGGTTGCTTGATTAGCAAAAGCTTGCTCTGCAGTTACCGGTTGATTAGGATCTCCTGCTGGTGTAGGAAGTCCTTGCATTTGATCAGCTACCGCAACAGATTGTGCCTCTGGATTAGCCATTATGCCCATATCTGCTGGAGCTGGAGCACCTGGAGCACCGCCTTGTGGAGGCATTGGTGGAGCTGGTGGTTGTAGAGGTTGCTCTTTAATTAGCATAATCAAATTAGGATCTGTATTTTGTAATAAATCAATATGCTCTTGAATGTGAGCTAGAGTTCTAGCAACAAGATCGGCATCTCGTCGTAGTTCTTGAGAGGACAATACCGCTCTGTGTTCTCTAATGTGTAGATCATGTCTATCAATAGCAATAGCTACAATATCTTGACCATTGATAAGCATCTCGTTTTCATCTTTAATCAACAAGTTCTCATTCATCTCATTTTCAATCAATAAATCTAAGTTACCTGTAGTTAATACTGAAATGTATTTTTCTGCTGAAGTAATTAACCCTTGTTGTAATAAATTGTTAGCAATCTCTAAACGACCGGCTGCTGTTTGTGTAAGAGCGTTTCCTACATCTACAATAACTCGGTTAACGTCTGTCAAATCTTTAGAAGAAAAGTCTTTAACCTTAATAGAGTTATTAGTCCCAGCAATAGCTGCAACTCTAGGAGCCGCTGCAAAGGTTTTAAGAAGGTTTATTAGACCGGTTCCTACATCCTCAATCATTTGGATATAAGACTGTTGCAAGCCTGAAATAAACTGTAATGCTTGCGATTGTACAAGGGCCAATGCGTTACCAGAGCGTAGGTTACTAGCTTGGTCTGCATTCCCTCTTACAACCGAGTTAATCCCGGAAATAGTTTCCATAGCCTTCTCTAACATTTGCATAAAGTTAAAGATCTCTGCCGGAGTATTAGTCAGGTTTAGCGGTTGCGGAGCGCCGCCATTTGGAGCACCTTGAATTGGGTTGTACTCAATGTGAGTCATACCGCTAGAGATTTGATTCATCTTAACGTTAGAACCAATTGGCGATACGATGTTCTGAACACCGAAGGTAGATTGGTTTGTAAACGCTGTAGAGTATAATGTGTTAATTGCGTCTTGGATACCTAATAGGTCAAACATAGAAGTGTAGCCAAACCCTGTTCCAAGGATGTCGGTAGCACTGATTCTATATATAGGAATATCTTTGTAAGGTAATATTGTATCTTCGAGGATAGCTTCGTCACTAACATATAAAATATATCTCCCTTCAGGAACGGCTTCTGTTTTTTTGTGGTAGAACTCATAAACTGCTATATCTTCAGTCTCATCATAAGGAGTTGTAGAGAGCATTCTTCCTTGCTTTTTATCTTTAGTTTCTACTCTCAAGATCTCCTCACGAAGCTCTGGATATTTAGCTGCAAGGCTATGTCTGTTTAGGAAACTCCTACATAACAACCATTCGTTGTCTTCATAGTTTTCTTTAGTAGAATCAAAAAGAACGTCAAAAGGGGATAGTACTTTAAATGTTACATCACCTTGATAAACTGGAATAGGCTTTAGGATTCTTCCGTTTTCATCTAGTGGATTCTCGTCCTCGTCATAAGAGGCGATGCTATTCTCATCTGGTTCAATATAGTCGTAGATCTCGCCTTTAGTTGAGTCCCATTCCATCTTGATATACCCAGCAGAAAGAACAATTGCGTATTGGGTAGCCCGTTTTAGGTATCGCTCTAGTCTACGCTCTCTCATGTAATAGTCAAGAATACCATTGCCTAAAGAGGCTTGGATCTGTGATCGTCTGTCGGTATTAACCGCACGACATTGGAAAGCCGGTCGTGTAGAAGTGACCATGTTTAGCATGTGGTCGGCAATGTTGCGGTAGTGGTTGATAGCTAGGTTGACAAGCTCGCCTTGCTCTCCCCCAAAGGAGATTGCGTGAGCTTCGTCATAATAGTTACCGTGATAGGCATCAAAGCTTCTTTTGATTCTATCCATATAGTTATTATACGTGACGGATTGAAACCAATCGACCGATTTCTGGTCTAGGTAGCTAACTGCTCTATCGGCCTCATCGGCTGCAAAGTAAATAATGTCTTGTGCCATATTTATGTCCTTCCTAAATAATAGTTGCTAATTATCGGCCTTTTCTTAATGACTTAGGGATCAAATTAGCCCAAACTGACGTATTTTCTTCCATCTTTGAAGATTGAAAAATCCCAGGCCCTCGCTTCTCCCCAAACTTATCTGGATACGGGTTGTGTCCTGAGTTAATATTCCTTACAAGATATATTAATGCATCTAGGGCATCGGCGTGACCACCCCTAACAGAGCCATCTGGAGCGTCAGATAGGTGTCTAAACTCATTCCTAATCTTACCCCCTACAGTGTCCCATTGCGCCCTTCTTGTGTGGTAGATGAGGTGTTTACATCTTTCATGCATTTTGATCTTACCTTGAGCAAACCACATCCTAACGTTATTTACAGCGGTTTCTTTGTTATCCTTAGCTGTAGGCATAAAGTAGATCTGATGAAGCCTAGAAAGGTCATTGGCAAGCTTTAAGTCGTTATCCATAACCCTCAAGAAAGGGGGAAACTCGTTAAATACTCTATCCTCTTTGTTCTTAATCAAAGTGGCCAGATAATCTGTGGTCATCTCAGGCCCGTTAATTACAATCTCATCCATTATGTACAAAGTTGCTTCCATAAAGTTATAATAGCAAAAAAGCACACAGGTTAAGTCTCTAAACCCTACGTCCATAGAAACATAAAAGTCCCTATAGCTGGGAATCTTGTATTCTTGTATAACGTGAACTTCTTCATTAAACTCAGGGATTACTGTCAATTCACTTGACTTAGGAATCTCTACCATATACTCAGCTCTAAACGCTGGATTATTAATCCCACCAACATAACGCTTGATAATCTTCTCAATCTTAGCTGGAGTCAACATTGGAGAGTCGTACAATGTAAACTTAATTAACTTCCCCTGAGCTTCTAATGGGTATACATAGTCAATGTGAAACTCGTGCTCAGGATCTTTCGGATTAGGGGTAGAGGCGAGAAAAAGCTTCCCGTCTGTGGTATCTGTCGTAGGGAGTAGGATCGACTCAATAATATATTTTAAGTCGTCCATAAACGCAGCCTCATCTAGGATACAAACCGCAGCTTCACCACCTCGAAGGTTCTCAGCATTACCGTTATCCGTACCAGCAAACTGAATCTCAGAACCATTAAATAATCTAATAACCTTATCCCCTGTGCTGTACTCATACGTTACATCATCAGGAGCTTCTTCAAACATCTTACGAATATTTGGAATTAAGATTCTGTTAACCATGTTTTGTTTAGGACAAGCGTATTTAACAATACAACCAGGGTTTTGAATACAAATCTCAATTGCAATTAAAAGAAGTACAAACGACTTCCCAAAACGTCTAGAAACCATGCAAGCCCCTACATCATCTTCCATGTTAATGAAGTAGTTGTAGATCTCCATCTGTTTGCCTTTAAGCATCCAGGACAGTTCTCCCATACGAAATAGTTCGTGTATGGCTTTAAGTTCAGCTTCTGTGCGCTTGTTCTTTTTAGTGGTGCGCTTAATCTTCAGAGCCATTAGACTCCTTAGCCTTAGCTAGCTCTAAAATGTTGAACAACTCAGCCTTAGAAGCTTTCTTAGACTTCTTAGCTCCATCCACCGACTGACCTCTGATCAATCGTAGGTTCTTGTTTAAGATATCAAAAATTGCAGCGTCGTCTTTGGTGAAGGTTGAGTTTTGAAAAACTTTAGCAAGACCGCTAATGCCGTCAATACAGATCTTCTCTTCAGCGCTCATAGCGTTGATTTGATTGACCATCTCGCCCTCAAGACCATGCTCACGAATAATTCGTTTAGCAATCTCAAGATCACGTTTAATCTTAATTAATTCATGGGAAATGCTCTCGGCGTTGCGTTGAGCTAACTCAGGATATAAATCCTCTACAGATTTCTTACTCATGTTCTACCTGCCTAGAATTTGTAGGTAGGCTTGGCAACCTTTTGAGCACCAATTTGAGTAACGTTCATACGAGAGAGTTCGTCACTGATTCTTTTGATCTCAGCAATGTAAAACTCGTCACGCTCAGCAACTTGCTTCACAAACTGATTCTGAAGAGCGACAGCTTTTTCTTCGTACTCTTTTCTGTAATCTGGTTGCTGTTTTTGTTGTAGATACATCTGAAACCCAGCAAAGAGAGCAAGAGGTAAACTTGCAATTGCGTGAGCTAATGATGCATCAGAAATTGTCAGAAACATTAGGTTGATAAATAGAAATACTTGACCTGAATAAGTTGTCATAAATGACATGTTAACCTCCAAAATAAGCTTAATTGATCACGCTTGTGTAGTTATCAATAAGCTGTTTAGTTTGTTATTTACGCTCTAGCATTCTTTGCAGAGCTTGATATCTTTCTCTAGTCATAGGAGCATCTTCTGATAGCTCCGAGGTTGCCTCTACTGCTCGTCGTTGTGGTCTTGTTAACGGTTCATCTGAACCTTGACCTACTGACTCAACTCCTCCTGGAATAACTAGATCGGCAATCGCATCACTAGCTGAATCAGACAATAACGCACTTCCAGCAACTGCTGCAGGTAGTGCTAATTTTCCTGCAGTTTTAGCAAATTGCTTTGCCTTGTACATCTTAGGGTCGGCTATCTCATCCACCTCTTTTAGTGCCCAATCAGGCAATAAATCAGCTTTTTGTTCAGCATAGGTAGTAGCGGCAGGGTTAGCCCTATTCGCTTCTCCTAAAGGCCCGTAATTAACCCAAGAGTTCTGCCCTCGTGTCTCAGTAGCTAACGCCTTCTGAGCTTCAGGAGAGAACATCTGTTGATGCGCCCTAAACGCATTCTCCTCACCCGTAGCGCCAAACTTGTTAGCATCTTTAACGTGACCAAAGTAATCGTGAACTACTCTGAACACATCATTAGCTACCATTGGCTTTCCATCTGCAACTTCTGACGTAGCCTTAAGAAGCGGATTCTTAGCTGCAGATCCTGATCCATATCCTTGATCAGTAGGGTAGTAGTACATTCTATTATTTTTTAGAACATCCTCAACAAGATCTTTAGAAGACTTGTAGGGATTTTCCACACCTTCCTTCATTGGAAGAACTTTTAATCCAGTTTTCTTTATAGCCTGATACTGATCCATTGTTTCATTAATCAAGCTTTCATATGCGCTTTTAACCGCAGGGTCATCAGCATTGTCAACTAATCCCTCAAAAGCATCAGCAATCTTTTTTGACACTTCAGGATTAACCTTAACTTTTTCTAACTCTTTAAGTTTAATTCCCTTACTTTTAGCGTAGTCCTCAGCAACTTGCTGCGCTACATTCTTCTCTTCCTTAGAAGACGCTAATTTATTTAGAAGCTTACTAAAGCCTATCGTTGAGGTAGGATTATATTGTCCTTTATCTTTCTCAGCCATTACTTTTTTAATCTCGCTTTTACTTTAGAAAACCGTACCTTTCCGTACTGCTCTCCTTCCTTTGAGGCTTGAGCTTTATCTCGTATTGCCTTCTTTTTCTCTTTACTCGACAACTCTCCCCACGTTTTAGGGGTGTCTGAAGTAACTCGTTTTGAAGGTCTGCATTTGCCGTCCTTGACACCTTTTTCGTTGAAAGAGCCACACTCTTCCCCACTAGGAGTAGTCCATTTCTCGGCGAACCAGCGCTTCAAGCCTTTCATGAGTATTTCCCACCACGAGATTTGTACTCTCGAACGATCCATGCAGAGGCATATGCGCTAGGGTAGTCATCTTTAAATTTGACCTTGGCCTCTGACTTTATGCGACTATATAACTCTTGGTTCGTTGGTGCGGAACCGCTGCTCGTT